GACAGCCGGTAAGAAGATATCGTTTAAACGCAATCCAGCAGCCGGTTTTGCTGCGTCTCGCTGCTGCGTGCTAAATGTTTAAACAAAAGGCTCATCGAGTGAGCCTGTTTGATTAGAACTTGTCTAGGTTTTCTGCGTAGGTTCCTGCTACCTTGTTGTAGAGGAGGGTCGTCTCCCCTTGGGTTCCAACCCATCGGTATCGGCACTTCCATACTGCTATTTCAACAAACCCCTCCTTGCGATGGACGGTCAGACCGCAGTCGGTCTTTGCCCACCACGCCATCGATCCAGCGATTGACATACCGTCTGGTCGGGGTTGCTCGACGCCCTGCCTAGTTATCTTTGCAGGGTGAGCCACAAACCATACGTGAACGTCAAATGCTTTGCAGAACTTCTGTACGCGGGTCAGCATATTGCTGATTGCTTCTGTCTCAGTGGAGTCTTTTCTGCCCAAGTCGATGTAGTTGTAGGGGTCAATCACCAGCCCCCTGACGCCCATGCGTTTGACCGCCGCCCGTGCCCGTTCAAGGATTGAGTCCATTGTGCTTGGTTCTTCACCGTTGGTATCGATAAAAAGGAAGTGATCCTGCACCCATTTAAACGCATCGTTCTTTTCCTGCTCACTCATCCTCTCTTTGCCATCAAAGAAACGCTTCTGCGTGTAGATTTCCATCAGCCGACTGATATGGATTTCTGGCTGGTTCTCAAACGAGCAGATCGCAAACTTCCAATCCGATTTCTTTGCTAGGTTAACCATGATCTGGTCTACGAAGTTGGATTTACCGGAGCTGGGGTAACCGGTTACCACCGTCATCTGAGCTGGGGCTACCGTGTAAACCTCATCGACTGATGCGTATCCGGTAGAGAAGCCCCTGCCGGTACCTTTTGTGTAGAGGTCGTTTAAACGGTCATAGAAGTGGTGCGGGTCGGACAAGCCGGAGATCGGGTACGGTTCTGCTCCGTCCAGCGCCTTACGTATACGCGCTGACGGGGGATCATCTTCCATTGGATCATCGTCCATCAGGATTTCGTTCAGATCTTTGTGCTTGAACTTGGCGATGCGGCACTTGTCTTTACCAATGCGACGAGCCAGCTCTTCTGCCAATGCCTGCCCGGGACTATCCTGATCGGTTGCTAAAATTATGTAGGGAGCTTTGTCTAATATGTCCCGAGCGTTCCAGACGTAAGAGAACTTCTTATCCTCTGAGGGGAGAACCTTTCCGTCTGCTACCTTGACGGGAGCGCCTGACGGCACAGACACAACGTTCTCGATCCCCGCCTCGATTGCAGACAAGGCATCTAACTCGCCTTCAACAATAACGATTGGCTCTCCGACCTTGACGTTCTCAATGCCGAAGAAGTCGTGCGCACCGCCGATGTCTTGGATGAAATCCTTGGCGTCGATCGATCGGTACTTGGCGGCAACGAGTACGCCATTGCGGTAATAAGGAAAGCCGATGGCTGGAGTCTTCTTGCCAATCTTGTGGAAGAACTTGTCAGCGGCAAAGATCTTCATCTTGTCCGCAGTTGCTTTTGATATGCCACGGCTCTTTAGCCATGTGTAGTGTTGCTGGTCAAGTTCGTTTTCACGTATGACCGTGGGTGATGGGACAGCGGACAATTTGAATTCCTTTGGGGGTTGCACTGAGCCGTTGGCTTGACAATGGTGGCAGTGATAGACAACCGCGCCGTCATGCTTGCGCGTTAGTGTCATGTCTTTACTGCGGCTCTTTCTGCGCTCAGGTGAACAGAAAGGACAAGCTACCCTTGTCGATTCGTTGAAATACGTTGATTCAACTAACTCAGCAATCATTTCATGCTGCCGTCTGAGTTACGTTTAAACGAACGATTCTTGCTGGGTGACTGAAGGGTGATGCCAGTGGCATTAGATCCTCCCTTGCTCAGCGCTTTTTTGTGCGCAACATCTTTGCCTTTACGGGAGATGCCTTCTGCGTCCAGCTTACGTCTTGCGCGTTGACGTTCCATTCGGTTTTCATGCTCACCACGCTCTTTCTGCGTTATGTATTCTTGCTTGTAGTTACGAGGCATTGCTACTCCTTACTGCTTCTTGGAAGCGCTCAATCGGTGTTAAAAACTTTTCGTCCAAACAAAATCTGTCGCCATAGCCAAAGTTTTGTTTTGTCTGCTTAGCCATAAACTTCTTACGACTGACGAAACCGTGAATGACTATAAGAGCGGGGGATTTAACAGAGCAAAGAACCGCCCAATCAGTGCTGAACTCTTCAAGCGTTGTGAAGATGAGATAACGTATCTGATCTGGCTTGAGGTAGGCATGAGTGCTGGTTTTGATCTGAATGGATTGTTTATCATAAAACATATCCACGAATCCGTCACCAGCAATTGTTAGGTCAGTCCTAACGTTTACACCTATAGCCTTGCCTACCGCGATTTCGCCAAGCATCCCTGTGTAATGGATGGCAAAGTCGCCTTGGTCGCAGATACGGTTGTTGTTTAGTACACCTCTCTGGTTCTGCATCATCTTGACGCCTTCTATAAGACCAGAATGGTGCGCCGCTAGTATCAGCTCGCCTGCGTTCAATGGAACTTCCATGCTCTTCTCCGTTAATAGCCCCTTGAGGGGCTTTTTGTTATGTTTCACCCCAAAGACCCCCCTACCCCACGCGATGTGGAGTAAAGAGGAGAGGTTCACCCGCCGAAACGGCACCATCATGCTATCTTTCGATAAGCCCCTCGACTTGATGGCTCGACCAGTCGCACGGGTTATTCGGGAACTGCCCCCTAGCCATTGGCATACCGTGTACCCTTTTCTTCCACGCAGGCGGGGTAACCTCTTACTAACGGGTGGAGTCCGAGACGAAAAAAACCGTTAAGACAGACCCCGGTGGAAGAGCACCTAAAAACAACTTGACCTGTTTTCTGATGCCGCCCCTTTCGGGGCCGGAGCCTGACTTAACGGTTTTACCTGCGACTTCCATCTCGCAGTAAAGAAAATATAACACAGAAAAGATTGCTGTCAACAACCTTCTGTAAAAAAAATGTGGGTGCGTTTAAATGTCGTAGTGATCTTCTGTCCAACAGATGACGGGAGTTGCGTCGCCGACGTAAGCCCCTTCTATATTGAACTCAATGTATTCACGAGCCTCTTCTGCGGTCATGCCATCCTTCATCAGGATAGCCCTGATGCGTTCGGCATCGTACACCAGCACATCCACCCTGCTCTGGTTTACCCAAGGGGTAGCCACTCCCATGATCGCGTCATCAAATCCATCAATTTTTAACATTTTTTCTTCCTCTCTGTTAAGATTTAATCCTGCGCTTTGATTTCGGCGCAGCCTTGTTTTTCTCCGGCAAGGTGGGGTTATCCTTCCCCATTCGCCCGTCAGTTGACGCTGATGGGCGTTTTTTTGGAGCAACCTCTGCGATTGCTTCGATCAAGGCTTCCACACGGGGGCACTCTTTGTCCAACCCCCAATAGATATGCTTTTCTTTTACCTGCCTGTCGTTGGCGTAAGCCACCCCTTGTAGCAGATCCAGCACTAAACTCTCATCTAAATCAGGGCGCCTGCTGGCGTAGTAGATCTTCATCGTGACGCGAACGTCGCAGGTAAAAAGCTCTGCTGCCGGGCTGCATTGCTGTTTAAACGCCTCAGAGTAATTCAATGCCTTCGCTGATTTGATGAGCCTAGACATACCGCCAAACGCCACCAACCTTCTTGAGTTGGCTTTACTTGCAGGTTCGCCAAATATTTTTATCGAAATCGCTTGCATCTTATTTTTGATAGTAGTATTATGACTGTTCGCACATAAAACAACGAGGGGAAGAAGATGATCATTACCAACAAGCAAGGACTACCGGCTCCCGTCGTGGCTTTGCTGACAAGGAACTACTACAGCAAAGGTAAGTCCCAGTATAGCGTAACAGAGGTTATAGCGCCACCAAGAATCAAACGGTTGCGCGAACAGTATGACGATGTCATTGAGATGGATGCCACTGAGTTGATTGCAAGTCAGTTTGGTACATTCATGCACGGCAAGCTGGAGTCGCATGAGATAGAGAACCACATCAATGAGGAACGCATCTTTGCGCACATCAATGACGTTACGTTCAGTGGTCAGATCGACTTACAAGAGATAACAAAAGATGGCGTTATCATCACTGATTACAAGTTTGTCAAGGCGTGGTCTGCAATGAACAGCCAGTCTTCTTGGGAGACCCAGTTAAACATCTACAAGTGGCTGGTCGAGACGGTCAAAAAGACAAAGGTAGTTGGTCTGCGTGTGTGCGCATTTATTAAAGACTTTGACAAGAACAGCGCAAGCCGCAACGAGCGCTACCCACAGGCAGAGGCGGTCATGCTGGAGTTCCCATTGTGGGACTCTGTTAAGACAGAGACATACATTCGGGATCGTTTGGAGATGCATCGGGAAGCCAAGATGCAACATGACTTTGGGGAGGAGTTGCAGTTGTGTACGGACGAGGAAAGATGGGCAAAAGAAACCGTCTACGCAGTGAAGAGGGAAGGTCGCAAGACTGCGATCAAGCTGTTTACAACCATTGAAGAAGCCAACGAGTTGGCAGAAAAGGAAAAGGGATATGTCGAAACAAGGCCCGGCGAATACACACGTTGCGCGGGTAACTACTGCCAAGTCGCCAAGTGGTGTACGCAGTATCAATCTGAACTCAAAAAGGAGAGCGTTTAAATGACTACCGAAATCACACCAGTCGATCTGTTGCAGATCAATGTAAACGACAAGACTGAAAAGAAGAATGGCTTGACGTACTTGTCTTGGGCTTGGGCTTGGGCTGAAGCACTCAAGGCAGACCACAAGGCGGTGTTCAACGTCGAGATGTTCAATGGCAAGTGCTACATGGACATTAACGGGACTGCGATGGTATGGGTAACAGTGACCATGTTTGACAAGCCTATGACTTGCCAGCTACCCGTCATGGATTACCGTAACAAGCCCATCCTAAACCCAGACGCATTTGCGGTTAACACTGCAATCATGCGATGCATGACCAAGGCTCTAAGTCTTCATGGCTTGGGCCTATACATATACAGCGGAGAGGATACGCCCCAAGAGATTGTTGACACCAATCAGACCAAGGCGTCCGTTACCGTTGTATCAAAGGATCAGACTGCAAAGGCTGATATTGAAGTCGTCACCGACTCTGTGGATAAGAACGCATCTGATGCACTGTTCGCAGAGATGATGATCGAGTACACAAAACTATGCGAGGACATTCCATCCTTAAATAGTTATTGGAAAGCAAATCAGGAAAAGGTTGATGCCCTCAAGGCGTCCAACCCCGATCTGTATTTACAAGTTCGCAACCGCTTCGCTGATATCAAGAAGCAACTAAAGGAGAAAGAAGATGGACAAGCCTAAATTCAAACCATACCCAGACGGCGGTAGCCTCCGTGCAACCAAGGTCAAGAAGTCGCCTACTTCATCCGACTATTGGGGCGAAATCGCAGTCAACTTGAATGACACAACTAACCTTCGCACAGAAAATGGTTTGACTATCATCAAGATTAACGGCTGGAAAAAA